GCTATAATATAGCATATATTAGATAAAGGATTGTATATGAGTAGCGTAATTGCAAAAAAGAAAACACGTAGCAAAAAGTATGAAAATCTGATTGGACCTACTGATCCTAAGATTGATATGCAAGCCCGTGAACGATTGATTTCGGCACGTGTGGGTTTACTATTGCGTCATTCATTCTTTGGTAATCTCGCTACACGCCTCAAGTTGACTAACGCAGATGAATGGTGTGGCACTGCTGCTACTGATGGATTGAAATTCTATTACAATAGCCGGTTCATTATGCTATTGAAACCCAAAGAAGTTGAGTTTCTAGTTGGTCATGAGGTCCTTCACGTTGTATACGAACACATGGACCGTCGTGGTAATCGTGATCCGCAAATGTGGAATATCGCTGATGACTATGCCGTTAATGCTGACTTGAAGCGACATGGTGTTGGTCAGTTTATCACAACTGTCCCATGCTTGTATGAAAAGAAGTATGACGGCAAGCCTGCTGAAGAAATCTATGATGACTTAATGTCCAATGTTCAGAAGATTTCTATTGATGACTTGATTGACCAGATGCTGGATGATCACATGGATGGTGATGATGAAGGCAGTGGCGGTGGTGATGACGGCAATGGAAACAAAGAAGGCAAGGGTCGTCCTAAAATGTCTGATGAGGAACGTGAACGTGCCCGTCAAGAAATGAAGCAAGCAATTATCAGTGCTGCACAAAGTGCTGAAGCTGGACAATTGCCCGCAGGTGTTGAACGACTAATCAAGCAACATACTGATCCAGTCATGCCCTGGCGTGAACTGATTCAGACTAACTTGACTAGTAGCATTCGCACTGACTATAGTTGGATACGTCCCTCACGTAGAGGTTGGCACATGGATGCTATTATGCCCGGCATGACTCCCGGAGAAGAGATTGATGTGGTTGTGTCACTTGATATGAGTGGCAGTATCAGCAACAAACAAGCACAGGCATTCTTGGGTGAGATTGGTGGTATGATGGATTCGTTTGATGGTTACAAGGTCCATGTATTCTGTTTTGATACTGATACATACAACCCGCAAGACTTTCATAGCGAGAACATGGACAACATCGGTGAGTATGAACCGCAAGGTGGCGGTGGCACAGACTTTGATTGTATCTTCAAATACTTGAAAGAAAATGCTATTGAGCCTAAGCGACTGATTGTATTTACTGATGGCTATCCCAATGGCTCGTGGGGAGACCCTGACTACTGCGATACTACATGGATCATTCATGGTGACAAGAATCCGAATCCCCCATTCGGTACATATGCTTTGTATGATGAGGTATAAATGACGGTTGAAGCATTAATTGCTTTGGGCGGCGTAGCAGGTATAGTAATTTATATATTCACTAAATGCTACGCCTTCTTCATTGGACCAGATGATGAGAAAAAAGAAAACAACTAGATTTGTAGCAATGTGGGATATGCTTGGACTTGAATGTCTAATCAATGTAACACAAATAGAAAAAGAACATGAACAATGGGAAAAAGAAAATATCTTTCGTATCCTAAAGGATCAAGACAAAACACTTAAACCAGCACATGTTCCATTAGAGATGATGATAATGCGGGCTAGATATAATAGTCAACGTCATTATGAAATCTATGCCTTTGATTCAGAGTTATCAGAAGAAGATATTAGAGAAACATTTGAAACTAGTCCGCAAGTGATAGTGGATGCTATTCGTAATATTGGACATAAATTTTATAGTGATAGATCAAATAATAAACTACAGGTGATTGTATGATGTATATTGGCACAAGTTTGGGTAGATGTTTGCGTAGTATACTAATGGGTGAAGTGTCCGAGGATGATGTTTTATTGCTTATTACTCGCACACAATCTAAGGATTATGAGGCTTTTCTTGCTATTGTAAAACAATACTATGATGATGGTAATTGGTCCTCACGCAATCCTACCGACTATGACATTGCAGTTAAGCCATGGGAAGAAGTAGAAGCACTAGCGACACGTTTGTATAGAAGTGGTAAGGTTCATCAACCAAGAAACTTTGTAGGGTTGGGTAATACATTCCTACATCCCGAATTAAATGATGATGTTTGGGTAGAAGTTTCACCTAAGAGTCGCAACACAACACCTGCGGTTGTGCAAGCATATGAGCAATATAAATTGCTTGATTCGTTGACCAAATAAAATACTCATAAAAATATTTCCGTGTGTATATTAGATATTAAATATCTATGCACTCAAGGAGAATAATATGAGTTTTTTAAAACACGTCGGTAAACACGGTGATCGTAAGGTTGCTATCATTTTTCGTGAGATTCCAGGTGAACCTCACATGTGTCTTGTAACATACACAGAAACACTAAATCAACACATCCACGATCCATTGATCCGTTGTATTGAAAGTGATATTGGGCAACATGCTGAATCATTAAGTGATGCACTAAATCGCACCTTGGGTTTAGATGGTCGTCCTATCTTGCAAGTATTGCATATGGAAGGTTTACTAAAGAAAGTAAACACAGAGAACATTGTTGTCACACCAAACAGCCAAACTAAAATTAAGTTAAATGAACTTAACAAGATTTTGACTGAGATGAAACAGGGAGAAGATGCTGTTAAACGCATGGCTGATTTAGACAAGAGTCGTGGATTACAAGATCCACAAGATGTAGCACGTAGAATGCGTGAAAGCAAAACTCGTGATGCTAAAGTTCCACAGACACAACCATTGATGGCTAGTAGTAATGATGCATTAGGTGATCAGATGTTGGCAAACAATCTACGTCAACAAGCAGCTAAAATGGCTGCCGAAGCAAAAGGATTGATGGCTGAAAGTGCGAATCTATTGAAGCAAGCAGCACAAATGGATCCTCCTGTAGTAGAGAAGAAGCCAAGAGCAAGTAAGAAGGCAGTAGCTGAAGCACCAGTTGTAGAAGCTGTTGCGCCTAAGGTAAGAAAAACAAGAGCAAAAGTTAGTGCATAATGAGCCCAGACTTCATCGAAAAGTGGGAACATATCCTTGAAGATGTTGAGAAAAATAAAATACCCGTAGAGTTTATTAAGAAATTAGTAATCAAGCTAGAGGGTAAAAAACAACATACAATAAACATTGAAAAGTTTTTGACTCAAGGATTAGATCCTGAGCAGATAGAAGATGTTGTGAGTAGAAAATTACAAGAATATGATGAATCAGTTGTAGGGGTCGAGTTCATACTCAATGTGCAAAGTATTGCTGATACCGTGCAACCTGAAACAGATAAACTATTAGGTAGACTATGAAACAATATTTAGAATTATTAAAAGATATTCTAGACAACGGAGAGACAAAAGATGATAGAACTGGCACTGGGACTATTAGTGTGTTTGGACGTCACCTTCGCTTTGATTTGCGTAGGAATTTTCCAGCCATCACAACAAAAAAGCTAGCATGGAAAGCGTGTGTAGGTGAACTACTCTGGTTCATTGAGGGAAGTAGAGATGAACGTAGATTAGCAGAACTTACACATGGCACCCGTGAAGGTGTTTCTACTATCTGGACACCTAACGCACAAGCAAGTTATTGGAAACACAAAGCAAAGTTTGAGGGCGATTTAGGTCGTGTATACGGAGTACAATGGAGACATTGGCTTACTCCTGTATCACATAAGAGTGAAGTCTTTATGGATGAGTTTGGCTCTACATACAATCGTAGAGGTAGTATACATCATAAAGAAATTGACCAATTAAAAATATTAATAGAGGGTATCAAAAAAGACCCCAATGGTCGTAGACATATACTCACAGCATGGAATCCAGGTGAGTTAGACCAAATGGCATTGCCACCATGTCATGTTATGTGCCAATTCTATGTCAACAAGAATAAAGAATTATCTTGCCATATGTATCAGCGTAGTGTTGATGTGTTCTTGGGGTTACCTTTTAACATTGCTAGCTATGCGTTACTCACTCATCTAATAGCGCAAGTATGTGGTTTGGGTGTCGCTGAATTAGTTATCAGTACAGGTGACATACATATCTATGCTAACCACGTTGAGCAAGTTAAAGAACAATTAAGTCGTGAACCATTAATATTGCCCACATTGAAGATTAATCGTGCTATAAAAAACATAGATGATTTCATACCCGAAGATATTGAGTTAGTTGAATACAAGTGCTATACTGCTATTAAAGCAGATATGGCAGTATGAAATTAGAACACGACACAATTGAATGCGTAGTAAAACAACTTAAAGTAGGTGATGTAGAAGATCCTGATTTGTATGTTGCTGCACCATTATTTGAATGGCAACAATCAGAAGAAGGACAATGGATTATGCAAAATAGTAATCCTGCTCCTATTTGGAAGAGATATCACGATCCAATGATATACGGCCACTCATACACTATCCATGCTTTTCTGAAATCAAAAGATTATGTATTTTGGAGTTTAAAATACAAATGAATATATTAGTAACAGGTGGACTAGGTCTTATTGGTCACAACATAGTAACAAGACTACAAAAGCAAGGGCATCAAGTATCAATAGTTGATAACGAAACTAACTATGGTATTATCCCACAAGCTGAAATTAATCACTTGATGAGTGAGCGACAAAAGAAAATTAGCAATATAAGTTTTATATACAACAAAGATATTACAAATGCCTACGAAATAGATAAAATCTTTAGTATTGAAGAACCTGAAATTGTTATTCACTTAGCTAGTTTCCCCAGACAGAAAGTAGTTAACGCAAATCCAGCTTTAGGTAGTCGCACAATGAGTGAAGGATTACTTAACTTATTAGAAGCAAGTAACAAGTATGAAGTAAGAAAGTTTATATACCTAAGTAGTTCAATGGTGTATGGTGACTTTACTGATGATGTAAAAGAAGATGCTATTTGTAAACCAATTGGACAGTATGGCATTATGAAATTAGCCGGTGAATGGCTTGTGCGTGATTATTCTCGCAAAACTAATCTTGTTCATACTATCATTCGTCCAAGCGCAGTATACGGTCCATTAGATGTTGAGGATCGTGTAATCAGTAAGTTTCTACTTACAGCAATGCGCGGCGAAGCAATAAAAGTCAACGGAGAGAAAGAAACATTAGACTTTACCTATGTTGATGATGCTGCTGATGGTATTGTTGCTGCCGCATTAAGTGACAATACTGATAACAAGACCTACAATATAACAAAGAGCCATTGCGTTACACTATTAGAAGCAGCACAAATGGCACTGAAATTAGCAGGTGGCGGTACACTATCTGTGTATACCAAGGACAGTGATTTCCCATCACGGGGAGCATTGAACATTGATGCTGCACGTAGAGACTTTGGATATGATCCTAAAGTTGATGTAGCTGAAGGATTTCAGAAATATTATGAGTGGTTAATTAATGATCCATACTTCAGCAAAAGATAAATATATGAATGTGGATTCTATCATATCTTCCTGATTATGTAACTCATATCATCTTTTTTGTCGGTGTTGTAGGAACTATCGCTGGATTTGTTCTAGGTTTTATCCCTTTTATTGCTACATACAAACTCCCTATACAGATTATTAGTATATTAGTATTAAGTTTTGGCTTATACTTAGAGGGTGGATTAGCTGACCAAGCAGTTTGGCAGCTTAAAGTCAAAGAAATGGAAGCTAAAGTTGCTAAAGCTGAGACTGAATCACAGAAAGTAAACACAGAAGTTGTCACCAAGATACTTACCAAGAAGCAAGTAATCAAAGAAAAGGGTGATGACATAGTACAATTTATTGACAGGGAAATTGTCAAATATAACAATGTCTGCGAAATCCCTGAGATAGTTATCACTACCCATAACGCAGCAGCAAAGAATGATACTACATTGTTAAAGAAACAGATAGAAGTTCCTACTGATTTACACAATCAATTGGCTACCCCACCAATGATATTGGCACCTAGAAAATGAAAAAACTACTACTATTATCGGTAATCTTTTTATCAGCCTGTAGTACAGTAGTTCCTGTACAGCAGAAGTTCCCTGAATTGCCGGAACAACTGACACAAAACTGCAAACCTTTACAAACCATTGAGGGTAAAACTACAACATTAAGCAATTTAATGGAAGTTGTAGCAAAAAACTACGCTACAAGACATGAATGTGCGGCTCAATTAGAAGCAATACTAGAGTGGTATACAGAGCAGAAGAAGATTTTTGAGCAGGTCAATTCTGATTAAAGTGATAAATACACTATAGTTTAGGATATAGAGATGACTCAAGAAATAATCAATATAGGCGCACAACCCAATGATGGGGAAGGTGATCCGTTACGTACAGCCTTTGCAAAGATTAATAATAACTTCACACAGTTATATAGTACTGGGTTTTTTACTTCAAGCGCATATTCAGTAGGTGATGGTCCTGACCAAGTTATATTTGAAGCGCCAGTAGAAACATTTACTCAGGGTATATTTCAGATTAATTCTAACGACACAGAATCTACTGATACTGAAAACATCACATTAAATGTTTCTGTAATCAATGATGGCAGTGGATTGAAATGGAACGGACATAATACCTTATTCAATGGCAATGTTCTTACTGGATATGACATGGATATATTTGATTCTAATGTTCGTATTCTAGTTAACCCTATAATAGACACTACAATATATCATTTCATATCAGCACAGATTACATGGACAGGAGTTCCTGTGCCAGGCTTAAATCTTTTAGTTGATGGTAGTGCCAATACTGCTATTGACACAGAAACTGATTTCAATATACAAACGGAAACAACCGTTACGGTATGAGAGCAAAAGAATTCATAAGTGAGGGGAGAACAGGAACGATTACCCGTGATGTTGGATTAGCATTGCCGGGTGCGTTTAAGATTCCTGCTCTTAAAAATCAAGACCCTTACTTACAGTATCGGTTTGGTGTAGCAATTGCTGGAGCAAAAGGTGCTGCTCAACGTAAACAAGATGGTGTACCGGAGTTCGATGGTGCTGAGTCAGTCTTTGGGGAAAACGAAATTGTAGTTAGTTATGACCCTCACGTAAAAGATTACATACATGATGCGTTACGATCTATGGGTATGCCAGCTAGTGATGCTGTACAGATTGGTACAATGGCTAGTGAAGAAGCACCTGATGTAGATAAAGTTAGCCCAGTTAAAGGCTTTAAAGGATATCCAAAATGAGAGCAAGTGAGTTTTTAACTGAGGGTGAAGGTAAAATGCATGATCACCATGCTCAAGCTACCCAAGGTGTTTACAAATCTCGTGATCTAGGTGGATATGATCGCATATATCATTTGAATCGTTTAATGATGGCTATGAGTATGGCTGACGGTAAAAGTCAAGACGCAGTTGATATGGATAACGCAAGTTTTGCTGAAAAATACAATACTGTTCATCCATACACTGAAGAAGAATATAATATGTTTATTTCAGCAACTAAAACGATACCCACAGATAAAAAGAATGTTGTTCCATATTCAAAGAGTAAAGAACCTAAGGATACAAATACAACAAGTTTAGTTAAACCCTTTAAAGGTTACAAAAGAAAATAAATCAACCGAGTAAATCATGTGTAAATAATAGCATGATTGATATAAACAACACCCTAGATTTAATTAAGCTAAAGTTTTACAACGAATGGCTTTACACAGCACATATATATGACGAGGGCACAAGCCCGATGCATGAAACATTGACTAAACAAGTCATTGACCAATATGTACTACCACTTAACATCCCTAAAAACGGTAAAGTTTTAGACTTGGGATGTGGTCCTGGTTACTTTCTAAATTACATGAGAGAGCAAGGTTATACCGATTTGACTGGAGTATCACTTAGCCCTGAAGATGTAAAAATGTGTGAAGCAAATGGACATGCCATTAAAAAGTATGACATGAGTTTTCTCCCACAACAAGATGGATACTATGATGAAAGTGTAGATTTCATTTTCTTGCGTCATAGTTTAGAACATAGCCCATATCCTATCTTTACATTGATGGAATATAATCGTGTATTGAAGCAGGGTAGCAAGATGTATATTGAAGTTCCTGCTCCCGATTGCGAACGTAAACACGAATGGAATCTAAATCACTACAGTATTTTAGGAACCGAACAATTAGCAGCATTACTAGTCCGTACTGGATTTAACATTGATAAGTTTGAGACATTAGAGTTTGATGTAGAGTTTGCTCAGCCAAACCCAGAGAATTTAGAAAATGCTAAAGAAAAGTTTTATTGTATTGTGGTCACTAAGCAACGCCCATTAGATATCAAGTAAAACAATAAATACTCACTACATGTGAGTATTTTTTTATGTTCGACCCATTCAAGCAAGCTAAAATTCAAAACGGTTATGCTAAACTTAGGGATACAAAACTCCCTGAGCGTGATATGACATTGGATGAATTAAAGAAGTTAAGTGGGTCTGGACAAGTAACTGGTGAATATTCATATACTCCACTACATGAATTAGCACAAAAGAAACAACAATATATGCGTGAGAATAACATCAAGCCAGGTGATCAAGCATGGTTTAAGTTGATGTTCGCTAAAACACATCTTACAGGTGAAGATCCGTTTTCTAAGAGTTAGCATATTTCGTAATAAATACATTTATGGCAACAAACAATTCGGCGCCGTCTCTTGTAAAG